GCACATGTCAGGTAGTTAGTTTGAAACTCACAATGAGTATAATTCTGATAAGGACTCAATTCGTCGTGACGAACGAATTCAGCACGTCGATTTGGGTGGAGCCACCGGTATTGGTCGCCACCACATAGGGAGGCATACCGAGGAACCATGAGAACCCAAAGTCATCTGCAGCACGGCGAAAGACTGCAGGAGAGGTTAGGTAATTGACAGTGGTACCCTGGGAAACGTGGACAAACACAGCCCACACTTCGTTTCCCGCAGTTGCAGGGGTTCCAGCTGAGCGTGTGGCCGTGTAGCCACTTGAGGAAGCGTTGTAATTAAAGATCACTGGTTGGCACAGGAACTGGGAATTGAATGGAACTGTGAACTTCACGTTGTTGTTTACGTAATACGAACCCAACTTCAGGGGAGCCTTCGCAGTATTCCAAACCAAGGTCGAGTCTGGGCCATAGGGTGATACCCACGTGCTGGTAGGACCCGACAACCCAACCTCCATGTCGGTACAGCCCGCACTTGAAAATTCAAGAACCATCGATCCGGTGTAATTCCCAAACATAGCTGCAATAATGTTCATCCTGCTGGAGGTGCCCCGGCCAGGGGATATAACACTTGATGACAGGTACGCGGACTCAAAGTCGTGGGCTATTAAATAACCGGAACCATGAGCTCCCATCCAATCACTGGTTCCTGATTGTGCGGACGTTACAAACCTGTCAAGCATCTTAATCAATTGACGGAAAGAACGCGGGTTCTCTCCTCCAACAAATTCAGTGATATATTCGTGACCGGCATTCCCAATCGCTCCGACAGGGACTTTGTCTTTCATGGTGTCGGGTGATCCCATTTGCACAACAGCGGGGGCGATGAAGCTATTGGCATTGCTGAACCAATCAGACAGTCCAAACCATACACTCCCGGGTCTGACCCTACAGGTCACAACGACATCAATGGTTTGCGCCGTGGACGGGGGAGCACGCAAAGGACTTTGGACAATCAGCCCCGCCCAAGTGGTCTGCAGGTCCGTGCGGATCACTGGTTTCTCACTCAGATAAGGCAAATCCACAGTCAACTCATCCGCATCTGCTCCGTCAAAGACCACCCTGTTAACATAATTGGTGTCAGTTATCGTTGTGGCAGCGGGACTACCCGTGGTGCGAGGAAACACGGCATAGATCACTCGAAATTTGTGGAACTGATTTTTGACAAAATGGAACTTAATCTCCAAATCTCCGCGGAAGTAAACAAACATACGGGACATCATGTTCAATGGGTGGGGATAAACACGCGTGACGCCCCCAACCGTGGAAGTGCCGCGGTATGAGGTACTACCCGGACTGTTGACCAAACTCCACAACAGAGTCCCAGATGTCGCCGAATCAGCAAAGGAAAAGTTGCCTATCCACGACCATTTGCCAAGGATAAAATCAAACGACATCTCGTCCAACGCCGTGTACGAGACCGTTGGCACTCTTCCAACACGGTTTCTGATGGAAATCGAGAGAGGGGTCGAATTATCAACTCCATCTGCATTTGTACTATCCCCCCAATTGTCAGGCCGAATGGTCGTTGCGCTTGATTCATTCCGTGGATTGCTGAAGCCAAACGCCTGCATCGCATTTGCTAACGCTTCCCCAGCCCATCCCACGGTGACCGCAGCGTTACCAATGATGGGAATACGTGCCAACGTGTTCACTGCTCCAGCTATCGTCCTCACAACGGCGCTAGGTTTTTCCAACTCCTCGCGCTTGTCTTTTACTTTGGGATTTCCTGCTTGTTGCTGCCACACGTTCGAGCCTGAAGCCCCTATCAGTTCAATGTTCTCGAACCAACCATAGAGCGTTACCTGGCACGAGGTTTCAGCAGAAGGGGCCAATTGTGGCGACAGAACCACAAAATGGCTTCGCATGTACCACCAACTCGCACCTGCATTGACTGAAGTTCCTGGAGCCAGTTGAAACCATTCACAATTGTGATAGAACGGCACTGTCATCTTTGTCCGACTCATTGTCCCTCCATTAATGATAACATGAGGCAACTGGGTAAGTGTGTAAAGGGAAGTAGCACCAGCACTGTAACGCGTGTGGTCCCATCCTGGTTCAACCAATGTCATCGCCATCCCAACATTGAAATTCGACATGTTGACCTGCGTCTCCAACACCAAGTCGGCACGCAATCCCAAAACCCCGTCAAGCTTGTTCGCAATCATGGTATCCGTGAGCAGGATCTGAATCGGAGACTTGGTGGACAAGTCAGTGTTTGATGCCGAAGCCGTCGTCCAGGAAAATGTGTCAATCACGTGGGGTTTTCCAAGAAAATCCATAATTGACTGTCGATTGGAATCCGGTGTGCCTCTCAGGGCCATCCTGGAAGATTCCGCCAGTGGAAGCAATTCCGCCACACAATCCGCAGACACCATGTCGGTGGTCGAGTGCATTTCGGAGGACCCTTCGGCACAACTTTCCGAATTAGCACCGTCGACCTTACTCATGTGGTCGGTTTTCTGCGCTATGTTGGCATTATCGGCCATCTGCACCATAGCAAGAGGCTCAGGAGATGGAGTTGGTTCCATAAAGAGTGCCATCTGGGGATGTTTCAAAACCAACACAGAGCGGATCGCTTGTTCCCAGGTACTGTAACGCGGGTTATACTGATACGCCTCCACTGACAGGGGACGAATGTACGCATACCACTCATTAAAAGCTTTCTTCCCATGGAGGCACATCTCGAGCAGCGATACATCGACGTTGGTCCGCTTAATCATTTCCGCCTCCAACCCCTGGCGATACCAACACGGGATTTCCTTGATGACATCCACATTCAGTGGCGCCAACCACTGCGAAAACTCTTCGGACCACACAAATGAGCGCTTCAAAAACGTGACATTGTCCCAAGTGGTGTACTCAGGCGGACCAGTCTTGCTGGAGTTTGTGAACCCGTGACCAAACTTCTCCATCCAAAAGCGCATCGCCTCCCCGGACATGATCTTCCGGCCAACTTTATTGGCTCCTCCCAGCGAATCATCTCCAAACTGACAGGGGCGGAAATACTTGTGCATGTCCAGGTCGGGGCAATCCTCTTCAGCTGTGCGAATGTTCCAAATAGTCACCAGAAGGGCGAGCCCATAACAAACGTTCACCCATGCTGTGAAGGGAACACCACTGGGTAGACGTCCCACCCACTGATAAAGGATGTCAGACACGATGTGGAAAGAGTGGGCATACACATAGGACACTGATTCTCTGGCACAATCGAATGTGTCATTATAGGTGGCTCTCACATGGGTGAACACACATTCAATGCCATCTCCATCTTGGCTGGCATCGAATTTGGCATGATCCCCGTCAAATGGCATCCAATCACTGTTCGGACAAAGATACTCCTTCAGATCACCCCACTCTGGGCTCGTGGGGTTGATACCCACAGCGCTACCATTCGCGATGCGCTGTTGAAGCATCTGACCAAAGAAAGAGCCGTACAACATCCGGCACACGATCACAAAGACCAACGGAGCAGCATTAAACAGGCGGGTCTGACCGTTAACTACCTTGAGATAGGGACGCCGCTCGTCTTTGAGGTTGTCCTGGAAAACAAACAGTCGAGCTTTGGAATCCTTGCTCACCGTTGGGTCGTTCAAGATCTCAAGCACGCGATGCACTTCATCTTCGACCGCCCGCGCCATGGGACTGTCAAAATCAAAGGAACCACAGCTCCCAAAAATGTGCTTTTTCCCGTCACACCCTTTTTGCTGATTCATTGGGTATCCGCAACTAGTAGAACGATCGAGCGCATCGATCCCCAACTGGGGGTTTCCCTCAACAGCCTCGCGATACGTCAGCATGCGAGGAGATTCGTGCACAGTCCAACTGACAACAGTGGCCATGGCTTGACTGAACCAATCTAAGGGCAACTTACTCGGAGTAGGAGCATACTTCTTGATAGCTTCAGTGATGGGATCAATTTTAACTCCATCCTCATTCACAAACTCCTTCAAACGAGCAGGGGCTGTCTTCACGTGCTCGGGATTGTAGAGCTTTGACTTGCGAAGCTTGGAAAACGCTGGTGCTCCAACTCGATTGTTCAATTTTTCGGCGACCTCGAAACCCATTTCTCGCAGCTGCTCGATAGTAGGTGCTTGGACCACAGCACGCGTTTGCTTCAGGTGCTCTTTTAGCATCTCGCACGTCACTACTTCGCACATTCCAACTGTTGTGGCCTTGAGATCCAACATGGGATTCATACCAGCTCCATGCAACCCTACCAACTTACCTGGAACAATGTGTGGGTTCAGCAACGTGACCGGTGCACCACAATTGCTGTCATAAGTCAGCAAATTGTAGATTATCCGACGGTGGGTCATGATCTGCTTGTTGTACGCGGAACCGAATTCGCGCGCAAAACTTTCGGTCTTGGCTTCAGTCATTTTGTAAAAACCGAGCCCATCGTTCGCAAGCATTCCCGGGTCCCACAACATCGCCAGAGAATGGGCCCCAAACTTTGTGAATTTTTCGAGAATGAATTGATCCACGCAATTAGGATGAGCTCGATTTGCGAATGCCTGCAGGGTAAACGTGGCCATGTCCCCTGTACCGGCAATGGGCACCATACTGTCGATGATTTCTTTGGTCATCACCTTCACTTCATGGTAGCGACCCTTCACCAAAATCTCATCCTGGCCTTTCTCCTCAAGGAAGCGGGTCAAACCATCTTTCAGATGGTAGTTACACAAAAAGATGTTGTCGCGGAGTCCCAGTACACTGATAATGCGTGATGTGTACGTACCATCAACTGCCTCCAAAAACAGCGAGAAGTGGTTCTTTGCCATCACCTTATGCAATGACTGCACTCCATTGGGGTCTTGGATGTGGTACGTACTCA